TTACTTTGCTGTCATCTTCACCACATCTGACGCCGTTCGACTCTTTTTCGACAGGTTTTTCGTCTTTCTCTTTTTGATTTTCGTCAGCTCTTCCTGGGAGTAGTGTGAGCTGATGTTCAGCCGTCTGAGCCCCATCTTCACATACTCATTATTGACCTCAATACCGATGAATTTACGTCCCGATTCCACGGCCACAGCACCTGTCGTAAAGCTGCCGGCGAAGGGATCCAGCACCGTATCGCCAGGATTGGAGGAGGCCAAAACGATCCGTTTTAGCAGGGCGATAGGTTTTTGCGTCGGATGGTTTTCATATTCATCCATCAAATAACGCACGCGGGGAAATTCCCAGACGTTGCCCGGAACTTTTTGCGTGTTGTAAGGCTGTGGTGGGTTTTTACGGTAGTCAATCAGCGCTCTTTTCGCACCGGTTTTGGTCTCAACCAGAATAGCGTCACTGTTGAAAGTGTACTGTCGGGCATCTTTGACCATCATCAGGATCGGTTCGTACATTGAGCCAAAGAATTTCTTCGCCTGCACGCCTGAACTGTCATAAGACCAGACAATCCGGCTTTTGATGGTAAACAGCGTTCTGCATTTGAGATCGATATGCGGCATGTTTTCGGTGCTGTTCATGATGTACATCGTGCCCTGTTTTTTCAGCACCCGATGACACTCCTCAATGCACGCAAACAGCCAGCCCAGGAAGATGTCTTCGTCCCAGGACTCGACCATCCCGTCAAAATCCTTTCCGATATTGTAAGGCGGGTCGGCAAAGATTAAATCGACGCTTTCAGCGGGGAGTTTCTTGAGTTCTGTCAGCGCATCTCCGTGGATGATCGACGCAGATTCATCACCAAAGTAGTGTGGCTCACATCGTGAGTTCATATCGGCTCCACAAAAGAGGCGTATAAAAAAGGCGCTTCCCCATGCCGAGTAGCGCCTTTTTAAACAAGCAATTAGCTAATCGAGATTAGTTCATGCCGTACTGTCATATTAGCTGTTTTCATGCTTTTAGATGATTTTAATATTCATATAATAATCAATGTGTTGTATAAATTCATGCCTGTATATTGTTCCAGTGTTTTTCTTTGTTTATGCTATTATGCAAGCAATTCTGTATAAACATTTGTATAAACACTTTGGGCTGGGTGGTCTATGGCTGGCGAACTTAACAAACTGAGCGACAGGAAGTTAAAGGGATTACATGGTATCCCGGCCAGTAAGATTGAGTTCTATGCTGATGGTGCCGGGCTGAGCGCCAAGGTAACTAAAGCTGGTGGTATTAGCTGGGTGTTTACTTACCGACTCGACGGGCAGAAGCTGCATCGTCTTACTCTGGGACGATACCCGGATATGAGCCTCAAAGAGGCCCGTTCTTCGCGTGATAAATGCCGCCAATGGCTGGCCTCAGGTAAAGATCCAAAGCACCAGTTGGCGCTGACCACTCAGGAAACGCTTAAACCGGTCACTGTTAAGGAAGCTATAGAATACTGGATACGCGAATATGCAGAAGAGAACCGCGCGAATGTTGAACGGCACAAAGCGGAGCTGCGAAAACACATTTATCCTTATATAGGGAAAATGGCGCTCGCTGACTGTGAAACACGATACTGGCTTGACTGCTTTGACAGGATGAAAAAGAAAACTCCAGTCGCCGCAGGTTATGTGTTCCAGATGTGCAAACAAGCCCTGAAATTCTGCCGGGTTCGTCGCTATGCTGTGAGTACCGCGCTTGAAGATTTAACAATTCCAGATGTCGGTAAAAAACAGGCAAAAAAAGACCGGGTATTAAACGATAAAGAGGCTGGCGATTTATGGGCTGCCATTTCCTCTGGCACTTGCTTCATGCCTTACTACACCAGGCTACTGACAATCTTAATGGTGTTTGGGTGCCGAACGCAGGAGGCCAGGCTATCAGAGTGGAGTGAATGGGATATGGATGCCTGGGTCTGGACAGTTCCCAAAGAGCACAGCAAGGGCGGCGAGAAGATTGTAAGACCTGTGCCGGATGCAATGCGCAAATTCGTTGAAATACTGCATGATGAAACGAAACTATCCGGCCTTTTGCTTGGGTCGGTTAAAGGCAGTGAAGCGGTAAGCCAGTGGGGCCGTAGCGTTTATAAAAAGCTGGGGCATTCTGAACCATGGACACTGCACGATCTACGGCGAACCTTAGCAACGCATATGAATAATATGGGTATCGCTCCACATGTTGTGGAACAGCTGCTGGGTCACTCAATGCCGGGAGTCATGGCGATTTATAACCGCAGCCTGTACCTGCCTGAGAAACTGGATGCGCTGAATAAATGGTATGACCGTCTCGATATTTTGGCGGGTAATCACTCGAATATTGTTATTTTAAAGGCTGGTGAAAAATGAGAATTAGCAAAAAGAACGATTTGCCTAAATGGTTTGATTTGAAGAAGTATCATGCTTTCGAAAAAATGTCTGATGCTGAATTGTTTTTCCAGTTATCAGCCAGGTGGGATTTATATGTGTTTAGCGCTCTTGAGGATTTAGACGAAATTGAAAAAAGTCTGAATGAGTGCGTTATCTCTGACGCTGAGCTAAAATCTGAACTTGTCAGAGGCGATATTGATGATGGCGTTGAATCATTTGGGATGCTTTCAAAGTCAAGGGCTGTTTCGCCTTTATCCATTTATGACCATTATAGTTTACATGTTGATGTTAATTCATATGCGAAAGAAAATGAGCTGGATTTGAATGCCGGTCTACTTTCTAAATTCCTTTATCATCCGCGAAGTGTGAACGGAATTTTAGACAGGGAAAGTGAGCATTATATGTATATGAAAGTTGATTTGAATTGGCCTGATAATTTAATCATTGCTGATGTTCAAAAACTTTTACCAATCTGGCGAGAAAGTTTGAATTACAATTCAAAGGCTCAATGTTTAAGTTATGGCTGGGATTTGGCTAAAAAGAAACTTATCGATTACTCATTGTTTCCACTTATTGATATGTTGATTTGGGAAACTAAAACAGAAAATACCATCACTCACTCTGTTAAAGCCGTGGCGGTGTATCCAGATGGCGAGTATGGAGAAAACAACATCACTCAAACGATCAAGCCTAATCTGGAAAAAATCTTCAACTTTTATTCTATAGAAAAATTCAGACGCGAATTAAATGACAGGGGTTTGCTACCTAAAAGACCAGCAGAATATTTTCATACTCCAACTCAGGAAGATGAATAAAATTAAATTTCACATGATGTAAGGCATCAAAGCCAACAGGAAAATAGCCTCCACAAACTCAGAAACAGTGGAGGCAACATGCAAAACATCACCTTTACCCCGCCCAATCCAGAACAGCGCCGCACCCTTTTGGAAGAGTACGGCTTTAAGTTCGACCGTCGAATTCGTGAAGAAGAATGCAGCGAAATCACCAGCCTTTCCCGTTCCAGTCGCTGGAAGATGGAACAGCAGGGGCGCTTCCCACCGCGCTGTCACTTTGGCCGCAACAGCTGCGCCTGGCTTCTTTCTGATGTGCTCTGGTGGGTTCGCAATCCGCCTGCAGTAGAGAACGTCAATAACCCATACAGCCGCAAATCTGCTTAATTAACTACAGGTAATCGAACATGGAAAAAATAACTGCCTTGGCTGGCAGCGGCCAAACTCAACCCGAAACCAGCCAGAAAGATATTTCCAGCGATAATTTTGCTGCCCGAATCCCTGTAACCATGAGCACTATTGGTGGGAAAGAAACTCAGTCTGTAAGTGGTCGTAAGCTGCATACGTTTCTGGCTGTAGGGCGCGATTTTACCACCTGGATGAAAGCACGCATCAAACAGTATGGGTTTGTTAAAGGGGTTGATTACGTAATTGTTGAAGATTTGAGCGCCCCAAAACGGGGGAGCGCAAAATCTCGCCAACAAGTCGAACACGATTACATTGTCAGCCTGAATATGGCTAAAGAGCTTTCTATGGTTGAGCGCAACGCTCAAGGCAAGATGGCCCGCCAGTATTTCATCGACTGTGAAGAACGTCTGCGCCGTGTAGCGCCAGAGGAACATGAGGCGGCGTTGTTGGGCTGGCGTAAAAATCGTGTGGCTGCCTGCGAAGATCATAAGAGTATGGCCGACGCAATGAAGGGCTACATCGAGCGCACCGGCGACAGACAGCACGGCTTTGCCTACAGCAACGAATGCTCGTTCCTGAATAGCCTTGTGCTGGGTATGCACCCGCGAGTATGGGCGAAACAGAAAGAAATTCCGGTTAAGCAGGTACGTGACCATATGAACGCCGATCAGCTGGCGTTGCTGGCTTATCTGGAAAGCCGTGACTGTGCTCTGTTGGATCTTGATACCCGTACAGCAATCCGCAAGACGAAACTCACAGAACTGGCGCAGCGCTGGCTGGTTAAGCGTGTTGGAGGTGCAGAGTGATTTTGCATACCTCAATCAGGGTTGTGCAGAATTTGCTCCGACGAAATTCGCACGAGCAAACCAAACTCGGTGATGTGCCGAGTTTAAACAACTGCGTACGTTTAACGTCCGGACATCGCAACCCATTGAATCAAATTGATTATAACGAACCGTTAGAATTGGCGGGCAACAAACACGAACAGTATTCGGGTTGGCTTGAACATCAACACTGCTTAGGTTCGGCAATCATCTTTAAAGGATGTATCAAGGGAAATCAACAATGTGTAGTTGAGGTTCCGACGAATAACGTAGAGAGCTGCGAAGATAACCAACCCTTTTTAAGAGGGGCAGTCCACAGCATTACGGGGAGTAACCCTGTTCAGCCTTTTGGCTCGATGCCGCGCTTATTTAATTCTGCTCTGCCTAATTCTTTTAGCCAGTTAGCCAGGCTAACTCCATCGTGCTTGGCTTCTTTATCGAATTGCTCTTTTAACTCAGGGGGAATGCGAATCTGGAATGCAGGAGCCTTACCCGTTCCCTTAGGTTGCTTATCTCGCTTAATGATTGTTGACATGTGCGTACCTATTGCTGTAGTGTTTTTTCAAATAGGTACGCACCTTATCACGATGCTATCTATAAAAACAACGCCCCCGAACGGTATTACCAGTACCGAACGAGGGCTAACCACCACCGTTAGCGAAAGTAACGAGGCAGCTATGAAAGATCATATCACACACCCGCAAGGGCGGAAGTCCTACATCTGGCGTTTTCTTGCCCTGAGCGCCATCGGGCGCAACGTCATTCACATCACCGCTACCACTGAGCGCGAAGCCCGTGAGCAATCACCGGCTGGCTGCGTGATGGTATTCGCTGGCCGTCTGCCAGTTCGGGAGGTGCGCCATGCGTGAGCCAATCAGCTTAGACCAGGCAGAATACAAATCAGCGCTGGCCGCTTCACTCTTTGAAACCATTCTGGAAAAAGCCTGTGCTGAGTGTTCGGAAACCCTGCTGAACCATATCTCACTGGCATGTGACCTTAATCAGGAAATCCACCGGGCATTAATCGCCGAGCTGGGTATGGGAGATGCGAAATGAGACAGGTTCCTTTTGAAGTCCTGATGCACGCCGAAGATGCACTGGCATACAGCAATCAGGCTCTGGCTATGCTGGAAATCTGGATGGACTCCCTCGGCGAAGGTGATGAACACGAATCTAGCTGTGTGGCCGCCATTTTCAGCCTGGTGCATGAGTCAAAAGATCGTCTTCAGAAAGCGCGGGAGGCTTACAGTGCAAAATGACTTTGTAAGCGATGTACGCAGCAAGGCAAACGGCTACTGGCCGTCAATACTGGAACGCCTGGCGATTCCGACGAATCGCGGTGAGGGGCCGTGTCCGGCGTGCGGCGGCAAAACCCGCTACCGGTTCGACAATAAAGATAACCGGGGAACGTATTTCTGTTCGCACTGTGGCGCGGGTACCGGGCTGGATCTGGTGATGAAGGTCAATCAGTGCGGTGCGAGAGAAGCGGCTGAGCTGGTGGCCGAAGCGATGGCGCTGCCTATGCCGGAACCGAAGCCAGCCAGAGAGAAGCCTCAAACGGATATCGCCGGGAAAGTTGCGGCGCTGGTCGCGAAAGCCTCTCCGGGTCAGTCTGCTTACCTTGCATCAAAGGGGCTTCAATGCCCTTCCCGATGCTGTCCGATGGGTCGCTGCTGCTGGTGCTGAAAAACGGCGCTGGCGCAACAACAGGCGCACAGGTGATTAAGCCAGATGGCAATAAGCGGCTGGTGGCCGGAACGGTGAAGAAAGGCTCTTTTTGCGTGGTTAATTCCGGTGAAACGCCGGAGACGGTGATTATCGCCGAAGGATTGGCAACGGCGCTTTCGGTTCAGCAGTTCCGCCCCGATGCGACAATTATTGCAGCAATTGACGCCGGGAACCTGCTGCCAGTTTCGCAGGTGATACGACAGCGTTACCCGGATGCGCAGATCATCATCGCCGCAGATAACGATATTAAGCCTGGCGAACCAAACACGGGTAAATCAGCCGCAGAAAAAGCCGCTAAAGCTGTCTCTGGCCGGGTGGCTTTACCTCAGTCTGAGGAAAAGGCCGACTGGAATGATTTTCACCAGCAACACGGGCTGGAAGCAGCCGCAGCAGCATTTAATGATTCGATGTACCAGCCGGAGGGCGAGGAAGTGGCGGTAAAACTTAAGGCGATTGACGGCGGTAAACCTAAATCCAGCGACCACGGAGAAGATCTCAAACCGTACTTTGATAAACGCAGAGGCGGTCTGTATTACATTGAGAAGAAACAGAACCAGGACACCGGCGCGGTTGATGAGCGGGAAACGTGGGTATCTGATGAAATTGAAACAGTGGGTATCGGGAGCGATGGCAAGGACGGTTATATCGTGATCCGCATGAAGCAGGAGGGCACCGGAACCCTTCTTTATGAGGCCATGCCTCGCCGTGAATTAGGTTCGCCGCAGGGCTGGGGCCGTCTGCGCTCAAGGGGGGTGAATATTACTGCTAAAAGAGCGCACCTTGACTTGCTTACCAACCACCTGCAACTGCATGGAGTACGCGAACAGTGGACGATCACGCACACTGCTGGCTGGCATGAGGGTGCCTATGTGATGCCTGACGGGCATATTATCGGCAAGCCAGAGCGCCCCGTGGCTTTCTGTGGCGGTACGTCTGCTGTTACCGGTTACGTGGTTCGCGGAACGGCGGCAGAGTGGCGCAGTAATGTCGCTTCCCTGATGTGCGGCAACAAATCAATGGTGCTCGGGGCGCTGGTGGCATTCGCTGCACCGCTGAACTCGCTGGCAGGTGGTAGCTGTTTCGGTATTCATCTGTTTGCACAGTCATCGGCGGGTAAGACAACCACCGTCGAGGCGGCATCCAGCATCTACGGCGTGCCGGACGAGCTGAAACTGACATGGGATGCGACAAAGTACGGACTGACCATTGAGGCTGCCTCACGCAACGATGGCTTTATGCCGATTGATGAGATCGGACAGGGTAATAACGTAAAAGACGTGGCCGGAAGTGCCTACAGCCTGTTTAACGGCACCGGGCGCATTCAGGGTCACAAAGACGGGGGGAACCGCGCCGTGCTCCGCTGGGCTATTGTGGCTTTGTCTACGGGGGAGGAAGATTTTGAAACGTACCTGCTGAGAAACGGCCTCACGCCAAAAGCCGGGCAGCTTGTTCGTCTGGTCAGTGTGCCGTTCTCTGATACAACCGAGTTTCACGATCTGGACGATGGCGATCAGCATTCACGGGCCATCAAACGGGCCTCATCGAAATACTGTGGCGCTGTGGGGCGGGAATGGATTTCAATGCTGGCCGCAGACCGTGAGTCAGCCTGCCAGAAGGTCAGCGAACGGGAAAACGCCTGGCTTTCAAACCTGCCAGAGGATTTATCCCCACAGGCAAAGCGCGTGGCAATTCGCTTTGCCCTGCTCGATGCGGCGGCAGAACTTTCTATGCCCCTTACCGGATGGAGCCTGGAAGAAACCAGAGCGCATATCAGAAGCAGCTTTGATGAGTGGCTTGATAACTACGGTACCGGCAACAGGGAGAAATATCAGGTTGTCAGCCGTGCCAGAGACTTTATCCAGCGCTATGCGCTCAACCGGTTCCAGCCTTATACGTTTGGAAAGCGTAATGGCGACATGGATAACCTAAGCGCTTCCCGCATCACCAATTTGGCGGGGTATCTTGTCAGTGGCAGACGTGAAGACGGATGTAATGAGTATCACATCATCCCTTCGGTATTTGAGAGTGAAATCCTGTGCGGGATTCAGAAGAAACTCGGTGCTGAAGCGCTGGAAGAGGTCGGAATGCTGGTAAGGCGGGAACCCGGAAGAATCGATGGAAAGACCATTTCTGTGAATGGCAGCCAGCAGCGCTTTATCGTTCTTATTGATGGCGAAGACTGATTTTTTCCGTGATGAGTTAAAAGCTCTGGGTTAAGTGGGGTAACGGGATAAGTAACAAAAAAGATATATAAATCATTATATTAATATATACATTCTTATCCCAACTTAACCCAAGTTATCCCAGATAATTGTTAATGAATTGTACAACTTATCCCAAAAAAAACGGGCTTGGGATAAGTTTGGTTAGCTTCTGGGTTATGCAGTTGATTGATTTAATTGAAAAATATACAACTTATCCCGTTATCCCAAAGATTTTTCGTTTTTTGCATATATACAATAAGAAGGATGAAAGTAATGAGTGAGACGTTGACCGATAAATTCAATGCCAGTCTGGGTGGATATGTACCCGCATCGCCTGGCTGGTATTTGCGTGAACAGAATAGTGCAGGTGAGAATGTTTATCATCCGGTGATGGCTTGGCGGGAGTGCGCCGGAACGGGGTTGTTGTCTGATGGAGTATTGGTTCCTGTGCTTCCTTGCGGAATGACGGGGAAGGCATCATCCGAGATTAGCGGGGATGTGATGTATGTATTTCACGAATGGTTAACCCCTAATGGCAATGGCACTTTTCGTGACAGGAATTTTTAAATTCAGCATACGACAGCCCAAAATATGAAGATGATTTCTGACTGAAAGGAGCAAAGAAAATGTTTACTTATAAGGATGTTCTGGAACATCGCAAGGTGCATGGCATTGAAAATGCCGTACAGGATATGGGAGTAAAGGAGTACGCTGCTGCGCTTGATAAAGATGCGGTGGTGATGATTGATTCTCACGGCTTCATTGTGGATTCGTTCACGGGAATGGCTCTGGCTGCTGATGGTGAACAGCTGGATCTCCTCATAGCGTATCTGGAGAAAATGCGTAAGGATATGCCGGAAAAGAACATGCGGGATTTGCTGAATAAATAAATTTTGTAAATTATTCGTACTCATGTTTACCCGTGATTACCCCTGTCTATGACGGGGGTTTTCTTTATATTTTTCATGTATATCTTGAAGAGTGGCACTCAGACGTGAGCCGCCACTGGCCGTTAAGTCAAGCTGTAGCGAGTACAGCCTGCGAGAGGCAGAAAAAGATTTAACGGCCTCCCCTCCAAGCGCTGGTTTCACGTCTCAACGTTAATTGTTACGGAAACCACTCCATGAAGAAACTACTCGAATTACGCCAGCAGAAAGCCGCACTCAAAACCCAGATGCGTTCCATGCTGGATAAAGCCGACACCGAAAAGCGCAGCCTGAACGAAGAAGAGGGCAAAAAGTTCGACGAACTCCGCGCCCAGGCTGATGCGCTTGAAGTTGAAATCACCCGTCTTGAAGCCGTCGCCGACGATCAGCGCAATCTGCCTGGCACTTCCGTTGAAGGTGAGCCAGTAAGCAACGACGAGCTGCGCCACTACATCATGACAGGTGATACCCGCTCTCTCTCCACGCTGGTGCAGGCTGACGGCGGCTATACCGTTATCCCTGAGCTGGACAAAGAGATTATGCGCCAGTTGCAGGATGATAGCGTGATGCGCTCCATCGCAACGGTGAAGACCACCAAAACCAACGAATACCAGAAACTGGTATCTGTGGGCGGCACTACCGTTAATCGTGGTACCGAAGGTGAGGCACGTACCGAAACCAGTACGCCGAAGATGGAGCGCGTTGATATCAAACTCAACCCGATCTACGCCTACCCGAAAACCACTCAGGAGATTCTCGACTTCTCCGAGGTGGATATTCTGGGCTGGCTGTCTTCTGAAATTGCCGACACCTTCACCGCTACCGAAGAAAGTGACTTTGTGAACGGCGACGGTGATAAAAAATCCAAAGGGTTCCTGTCTTACCCTCGCGCGGCCACTGCCGATAAAGCCCGTCCGTTCGGTACGCTGGAGAAGATGGAAGCCGCTGACGTTTCCTCTGATGGTCTGATCGACCTGCTGTATAAGCTGAAAGCCAAATACCGCAAAAACGCCGTATGGGTGATGAATTCCAACACCGCCGCCAAACTGCAAAAGCTGAAAAACGGCAACGGGGATTACATCTGGCGCGATCGTCTGGTTGCCGGTTCTCCCGATACGCTGCTGGGCCGTCCTGTTCAGTATCTGGAAACCATGCCGGATGCGGAGCCGGGTAAAGCGTTCCTGGCTGTAGGTGATTTCAAGCGCGGCTATTTCATCGTGGATCACACCACTGGCGTGCGTACCCGTCCTGACAACATCACCGAACCCGGTTTCTACAAGGTGCACACCGATAAATATCTGGGTGGCGGCGTTGTGGACTCTAACGCCATCAAAGTGCTTGAGCTTTCCGGCTCCGGTTCCTGATCTGACGTTTAAGGGGCTTCGGCCCCTTTTTGCCCTCTGTGGAGTCCAGTAATGAAAAATAGAATCCTGCCAAGCCGTGAGTACCTAAGAACCATCTTTAAATTTGATGAAAAAGACGGTTCTTTGATTTGGAAGAAGCGAGAGCCGAATGAGTTTTCTTCTTTGCGTGCCTGTAATGCATGGAACTCAAAAATGGCTGGGAAAAAAGCCGGTTATGTAAATAGATTCCGCTCAAAGAAATATTTAGTGGTTGGAATTAATGGTGAGCAATTTCTGGCCCATAGATTGATTTTCAAAATTATTCACAACTCAGAGCCTGAAAATGTCGATCACATGGATGGCAATGGCCTAAACAACAAGCCAGCTAATTTACGCGGGACTGACTCAGCCGGAAATCACCTTAACGTCATGATGAGTGAGCGCAACACGAGTGGCGTAGTAGGAGTCTCGTTGCATAGAAAATCAAATTTATGGCGAGCACGTATAACGCAAGGGAATGTTAGTAAATCTCTTGGTTATTTCCCCGACTTCGATTTAGCCGTTGCGGCAAGAAAAAAAGCCGAATTAGAGCTTGGCTTCCATAAAAACCACGGAGCTAAAAACTCTCATGAATAAAGAAATTAACTTTGAAATAAGAACTGCTGAGGTTTCTGCCAAAGAGCGCAAGCTGGTGGGCTATGCCGTGCGCTGGAACAGTCTCTCAGAAATTATCTGGGACGAGTTCCGCGAGCAGTTTGCGCCGGGAGCGTTTAAAGACAGCCTGGCATCCGGTAGCGATGTGCGTGCGCTGTACGAGCATAACTATACCCAGCTTCTGGGCCGCACTAAATCCGGCACGCTGGTGCTGTCCGAAGACGATACCGGGCTGCGCTTCGAGCTGACCCCGCCTAATACCCAGCTTGGCAACGATGTGCTGGAGCTGGTGGAGCGCGGGGATATCTCCGGCATGAGCTTTGGTTTCCGGGCGCTGAAAGAAGCGTGGGATATCGGCCAGTCTCCATACCTGCGCACTGTTACCGCTGCCGAACTGCGGGAGATTACCGTTACCTCTATGCCTGCTTATCCTGAGTCTGGCGTGGAAATCGCGCACCGTTCGCTTTTCTCCCAACATCCTGAACTGCGCCGCGCTGGCGATAACCGTCGCCGCTGGGCTGATTTAGCGGGGCTCTGATATGTGGAATATCTGGCCGTTTGGCCGTAAGTCTGAACCCTCAGAGCAACGCAGCATGACCATTGATGAATTTCTGGCGATGGCAGGGATTCCAAATACCGGATCAGGCGAGTATGTGTCTGCGGGTACTGCGGAATCTCTGCCGGCGGTCATGAACGCCGTATCAGTTATCAGTGAGGCGGTGGCAACAATGCCCTGCTATCTCTACCGTGTGCGCAACGATAACGGGCGAGAGGCGCGGGAATGGCTGAGCAATCACCCAGTGGATTTTCTGCTGAACGAGCAGCCGAACGACTGCCAGACACCTTACCAGTTTAAACGCACGATGATGCGCCACTGCCTGCTGAACGGTAACGCCTATGCGGTGATCCAGTGGGGCCGCGACGGCCAGCCGCAATCCCTGCACCCGTATGCGCCGGGGGCGGTTGTACCTGAGCGTATCGGCCAGCATAAGTACAAATACACTGTTACTGAGCCGTTTAGCGGGGTTGTGCGCACCTACTTGCAAGAAGAGATCCTGCACCTGCGTTACTCGACCGATGATGGTTTTCTGGGGCGCTCGCCGATCACCACCTGCCGTGAGGCGCTGGGGTTAGGTCTGGCCCAGCAGCGCCACGGTGCCAGCATTATGAAAGATGGCATGATGGCGGCTGGCGTGGTTACTACTGCCGAATGGCTCGACAGCGTGAAGGGCAAACAGGCTCTGGACGCACTGGAGCGCTACAAAGGTGCCAGAAACGCCGGGAAAACGCCGATCCTTGAAGGTGGCATGGACTACAAGCAGCTTGGCATGAGCAATCAGGATGCCGAATGGCTGGCCTCCCGTCGCTTCACCATTGAAGACATTGCCCGCATGTTCAACGTGTCGCCTATCTTCCTGCAGGAATACAGCAACAGCACTTACAGCAATTTCAGCGAAGCGAGCCGCGCCTTTCTCACCATGACGATGCGCCCGTGGCTGGCAAACTTCGAACAACAAATCAAATCTGCGCTGCTGGTGGCCTCTCCGGTTCCGGGAACCCGCTATCAGGTGGAATTTGACTCTGCTGACCTTCTCCGCGCCACGCCAACCGAACGTTATGCCACTTATGAGCGCGGCATTAAGAACGGGATCATGAACCCGAACGAAGCCCGTGAACGTGAGGGTATGCCGCCGCGTGAAGGTGGTGACGAATTTAGCCAGGCATGGAAGCAGGAAGTGAAGATCAGTAAGGACGGCAAGGAAGGTGACGCATGAGAGCCGGAAAGATGAAACGCCGCGTTACCTTTCAGAAGTCTGAATCTCACCGCGATCCGACTGGTCAGGTTATCTATGAATGGGCTGACCTTGCCACCGTCTGGGCTGAAATTCGTGCTATCAGCGGGCGTGAGCGCATGTCTTCCGGGGCGCTTTACTCAGAAGCCACTGTGCGAATCTGGACGCGCTACCGCGACGATATAACCACCGCAAACCGCATTCTATACCGCTCGCCAAACGTCCGGGGGCAGGTTTACGGCATTGTGGCCGTAATTCCCGATGTGGATCACACCCGGCTTGAGCTGCTGTGCAAGGGAGGCATTTTCAATGAGTGAGTTAATCGGTCTGGAAGAGGCAAAGCTGCATTGCCGTATTGATGATGATTACGAAGATACGCTGATACAGGCGTACATCGATGCGGCGCTGGAGGTCTGCCAGAAGCATATCGGTAAGCGGTTCGATAACGGGCTGGAGTTTACACCAGCTATCAAGATTGGCTGTCTGATGTACGTATCTCAGTTGTACGAGTACCGCACGATGATTGGTGATACCGACGCCAAAGAGATACCGATGGCTGTCTCTGCGTTGTGGTCTGTCTACCGAGATGTGGGGGTGTACTGATGCCGTGGCAACCAATGCGCCGGTGCACTGAGCCGGGATGTAATAAGCGGGTGAAGTCCGGCAAGTGTGATGAGCATAAGCGGGATGCCCGCCGACAAAGCGACAGCCGAAGAGGTACACGAACAGAGCGTGGTTACTCCAACCGCTGGGGCGAATACCGTCGTCATTTTCTGAAAGCTAATCCGCTGTGTGTCCACTGCCTCAAGGCTGACGTCTATACATCGGCAACTATCGTCGATCACATCATCCCTATCGAGGGTGAGGCCGATGTGCTGTTCTGGCCCGCCAGTAATCACCAGTCGTTATGCGCTGCCTGTCATGGACGGAAGACAACCACAACAGACCCGGTGACGAAGCAGCAGCGTAAAGCCGGTAAGTTCCGTGAGCAGGAAGAAGCAGCACGTCATCGCACCGACTGGATCTATGAGGCAAACAATGACTGAGCAGGAACAGCAGCGCCTGATTAGTGGGCTGATAAAGCAGCGCGAGGCATGGCAACCAGCCAGACAGAGAGCGCGCACGAAGCCCGTAGCAAAGCGCATGAGCCAGCGTGACCGGGAGCTTATGGAATGCTTCCGCAACCGCTGACAGGGCGCATGGACGGGGTGGGGGAGGTTTTCAGGACAAACCCCTCCGGGCGAGGAACCACCCGCCCCCTCAAATTTTTACGCACGGTGATTTTTTTGAAAATAAAACAGACAGGAAAACAGTAAGTTATGGCAAGACCACCCAAACCGCCCGCCTACCTTGATGAAATCGCGGCGCAGCAGTGGAAAGCAAAGGCGAAGCAGCTGGCGGAGCGCGGGGATCTGACGCCTGCCGACTGGAACAACCTTGAGCTGTATTGCGTCAATTACTCGATGTACCGCAAAGCCGTGGAAGACCTTGCCACACGGGGATTTAGCATAGTGAACAGCCAGGGCGGTGAGAGCCGTAACCCGGCACTGAGCGCAAAAGCGGATGCCGAAAAAATTCTCATAAAAATGTCGTCGCTGCTGGGCTTTGATCCGGTAAGCCGCCGCCGTAATCCGGTAGAAACGGAAGAGGAGGACGAGCTTGACCGTCTGGAATGATTACGCAAACGCCATTAAATCCGGTGAAATTCCGGCCTGTAAGCGCGTAAAACAGGCCGTTGAAAGGTACTTTTCAGACCTGAATGACCCCCGTTATGAGTTCGATACGGCGACCGTGGAGCGGTTTATTGCCTTCTCCCGGCTCTGTCCACACGTCAAAGGCCCGTTGCGGGGTCAGCCTATCGAGCTGGAGCCTTGGCAGCAGTTCGCCTTTGCTAACCTGCTGGGCTTTAAGGTCAGGGAGTCAGGCCGCCGCAAGTACAGCAGCGCCTTTATTGAGGTGCCGCGCAAGAATGCCAAATCCACCGTAGCCGCCATGCTGGCTAACTGGTTTCTGGTGATGGAAAAGGGCCAGCAGGATATCTACACGGCGGCGGTGAGCCGGGATCAGGCCCGAATCGTGTTCGACGATGCCCGCCAGATGTGTCTGCTGTCAAAACCGCTGAAAAAGCGCGTCAATATTCAGGCGCATAAGGTCATTTTCCCGAAGAGCAACAGCCTGCTAAAGCCGCTGGCGGCGAAAGCGGCCACCATTGAAGGAACTAACCCCAGCCTGGCGATTGTCGATGAATACCACCTTCACCCGGATAACGGCGTTTATTCCGCGCTTGAGTTGGGTATGGGCGCACGTCCGGAGGCGATTTTGTTCGCCATCACTACCGCCGGTAGTAACGTTGTCTCTGCCTGTAAGCAGCATTATGACTACTGCTGCCAGATTCTGGCCGGGGAAGAAAGCAACGATTCGCTGTTTGTCCTGATCTACGAGCTGGACGACGAAAGCGAGGTTGAGCAGCCGGAAATGTGGATCAAGGCTAACCCTAACCTGCATGTGTCCGTTGACGCAGCGAAACTGGAATCCACCATCCAGAAAGCGCGGGGCATACCGTCGCAGTGGGTGGAAATGCTGACCAAACGTTTCAATATCTGGTGTCAGGGCTCCACGCCGTGGATGGGTGCCGGTGCATGGGATGCCTGTGCGCTCGACTATAACGAAGACGATCTGGCCGGAATGGAGTGCTACGCCGGGTTTGACCTGTCCTCTACCAGCGACATCACCAGCGTGAGTTACGCTTTCCCGTTCGACAGGGAGATCCGCCTGCTGACCCGTCATTATCTGCCGGAAGCCCAGCTACTTAACGTCGCCAACAAAAACCGCGCCATCTACCGCCAGTGGGTAAAAGCGGGATGGATACGCACCACGCCCGGCGACTGCATCGACTATGACCGCATCCGTGACGATATTCTGCGCGACGCTGAAATCTTCAATATCAGGCTGGTGGGTTTCGATACGTGGAACGCCACGCACCTGCGCACCCAGCTACAGGGGGCGGGCCTCGATGTGGAGCCGTTCCCGCAAACCTATCTCAAATTCAGTCCGGTGGCGAAATCCTTTGAGGTTTACGTTAATCGTAGGGTGGTGCGTCATCGTGGCGATCCGGTTCTGGCCTGGGCGATTGGAAACGTGGTGATGGAGTCCGACGCTAACGCCAACATTAAGCCCAACAAAAAGAAATCCTCTAACAAGATAGACCCTGCGGTATCTGCGCTGATGGCGTTCGGCACCTTCCAGGCTGAGCATGAGGATTTTGCTTTCGATATGAGCGACAGCCACAAACAACGGCTGGCGACATTTAACGGTATTTGACTGGAGTAAAACTATGAATACAGCAAGCCATGAAACCATGAGCACGATCCTTCTGAGCGGCTCGCTGGCTAAACTTTTTGGCCGTACTCACCAGCGGCTTATTGGCCCGACACGTGAGGCGTTTACTGCGTTATCCGCCACCATTCCCGGCTTTCAGAAATTCATGAATACCAGCAAAGCCCGAGGGCTAACGTTCGCTGTATTCGTGGACAAAAAGAACGTTACTCAGGATGATCTCGATTTTCCGAACGGCAACAGGACTATTCGAATTGTTCCCGTCATAATCGGGAGCAAAAAAGCTGGCGTACTGCAAACAATTCTCGGCGCTGCGCTAATTGCAGTGGGGGCTGTGCTGAGTTTTACACCCTGGGCAGCAGCTTCACCATTTTTCTATAAATTTGGCGCCGCGATGGCCTTGGGCGGTGTTGTTCAGATGCTATCACCTCAACCTACGGGTTTAGCCAGCAAACAAAGTGCCGATAATAAAGCCTCGTATGCGTTTGGTGGCGTTACTAATACTGCCGCGCAGGGCTATCCGGTACCATTGCTTTACGGTAAGCGCCGTATCGGCGGTGCAATCATATCGGCGGGTATCTATGTGGAGGATCAACTTTGACAAATCAGGTGCAACTCTGGCCGGAAGGTGAGGTATTTACCCGAGAGGTATTGATACCGACGAAATACGAGCCATTACCAGTGGAGGTAACTTACACCGTTCCTCCTTTCGAGATCGTTGTCGAAACGTGGCAGAACAGAGACCCAGCAAAGGCGTACGCTCTGTTTAGACAGTTCATTGTTGACTGGGATCAGCAGGACAAACTCACCGACGATATTCTGATGTACTTTCTGGCTGGCTACCCGGGAACCGAAGAGGCTATTTTTTCCGGATGGTATGAGCATATGAAAGAAGTGCTGACGGTAAATGAGCAGCTTTTCGCAGGTTACAGCCAGTCAATCAACTGAGGGTTTGTATGCTGGATCGGACTGTATTAGAGAAAGCAATAATGGTAGCGGCTGAGTTGCAGGGCAATGAACTTAACGGCCGGGATCGTCTTATGGTGCGCAATCGCGTTGCCGCTTGCCTGGCTGCTAAAGAACGCCATCGGCAAAGGATGGATGCCAAACCGTATCAATGGAGAAAGCCGGAAAAGCCAAGGTGATAAATCAAACCTATCAAAGCACTGGACTATGTTCTGGTGCTTTTTTATTTGTGCGAGCCAACGTGTATAAACATATGTATAAACACTAATAAAAAAGGCGCTTCCCCATGCCGAAGAGCGCCTTTTTAAACAAGCACTTAACTGACTAGTATCAGTTCATGCCGTATTTTTTCAATTTTTTACGCAGCGTACCACGGTTGATGCCCATCATCAGGGCAGCACGGGTCTGGTTACCACGGGTGTATTGCATCACCATGTCCAACAGGGGCTGTTCTACTTCAGCCAGTACCAGCTCATAGAGGTCATTAACATCCTGACCGTTCAGTTGAGCAAAATAGTTCTTCAGTGCCTGTTTAACCGAGTCACGCAGGGGTTTTTGGGTTACCTGATCCTGAGAGTTAACGGTAGAAACGGTCAGTACGTCAGAATTTACGCGTTGTTCGAACAT